CTCCGTTTCAGAATTATTCTGGCGGTGTCCTACTAGCGGACATCGTTAAGAGAAATAATTTTAGTGCTTACGTTTCTGAAGCTATTAAAGAACGTAGTGCATTTATTCAATCTGGTGCTGTAGTTCGTAACTCTCTGCTTGATGCAACAGCAGGAGGAACAAGAATACAAGTTCCAGAATTTAACCCAATAGCTCCAACTGAGGAAATTATTGATGGTACTGCTTCATGGGGTACTAGCAATAATGGTTATCTGACACCTCAGAAGATTGGTACAGGAACACAGATCGCAACTATCTGTCATAGAGGTTTTGCGTATGCTGTTGATGATGTAGCTGTATTAGCTGCTGGCGAAGATCCAATGGGTCATATCAGAAATCAACTTGCAGATGCAATTAACAAACTAAATTCAACACGTTTGTTTTATCATCTTCATGGTTTATTCGGTACTGCTTTATCAGCTAATGCTCTTGATTTAGCGGTTGCTGCATCTTCTGGTGCTGCGG